GATCCATTTCCAAAAGTTTCCAAAATTCAAAAAGGAGCCCCGAAAAGAGCCGTTTTAGAAAGAAAGAAAAAGATATATCATTGTGAAATATGTGACTATATATCGTCACACAAATCACATTATGATAAACATTTGAAAAGTAAAAAACATCAAAACAGGATTTCCAAAAAGTTTCCAAACGGCTCCAAAAAAAGAGCCGTTTTTTATAAATGTATACATTGTGATAGAAAATATAAGACCAATTCAGGTTTCTGGAAGCATTCACAAAAATGTCAAAAAAATCTTAATGTAAAAGAAGCACTAAAAGAAGCAAAAGAAGAATATATGACAAATTTGATATTTGAACAACAAAAAGAAATTGATACCTGTAGGAAAGCGCGAGAAAATTCTACTAACGCATTAGAAAAAGTTGCATCATTATTAAAAAATAGCCAATTAGTGCAAAATACAACCAATAATATTCAAAAACAAGAAAATCACAACACCATCAATATAAATATATTTTTAAATGAACACTGTAAAAATGCTATGAATTTACAAGATTTTGTAGATAAGATAAAATATAAATTAGAAGATGTAATGTCAATGAATCAATTGGGATATGAGAAAGGAATGGCAAATGTAATGTTAAAGAATTTAAAGGATATGCCAATCACAGAAAGACCAATACATTGTAGTGATAGTAAAAAAGGCGTGTTTCATGTAAAAGATGAAGGAGAATGGCAGAAAGAAGAAAATGGACTAGATCCAGGAAGTAAAACATTTGCGATAGCAAAACGATTGAGAACAAAAGGAATATTAGCTATAAAGGAGTGGGAAACAGCAAATCCTAACTGGCCATATAATGATCAGTTAGGAGCAGAGAGATTATGTTTATTTGATATATTAGCAGGAGGATGTGATGCGAAAGAACTAGAAAAGTCCCATATAGAGTTTTTAAAAAAAGTAGGAGATGAAGTGAAAATAGAAGACGCAATAAATGAAATTAATTAATATGTTTAAGGTATATTTCAATAGGGTCGTGATCAGGTTTTTCCATGACCTCTTCAAAAGCCTTTTCATTTATTAATTTATCTTCTAATAAATATTCAGGGTTAGACATCATATGGTCTCTTCTACAAAATGGTAATATATCTACCCAAAAATTTAATGTATATCTATTTTTATCCTTAAAATTTTCAAATGTATCCAAATCCATAGAATGAAACAAACACGCATCATAAACCACCATTCTATTATATTTCATTTTCATATGTTTAATCAATTCCCATTCTTTATCATTATATTTTTGACCCTCTATAATATTATATCCAGGTTCATGATTATGATAAATTTTATCAGCAATTTCATTATATGTATTACTATTTAACCCCCCTTTTATTTTAGGAAACATCATAGAATTTAATATTTTACTTCTAAATATAGAAGTGCCCCCATAACAATCATCATCTTTATTTAAATATATCATACATGCGTATAATCCTTCGTGTTCATTATCACAATGTGGATTTGTAGTATATGGAGATTGTGGCTTAAATTCATTTCCTACAGAATATTCCATATTTTCAGATATACATTTAGTTTTTTGAAATTGGTGATGTTCCTTTAATAAACCTTTTAAGTCTTTAAGAAAATTATTATTATTGAGTCTTAAAGGATATTGTTTTCCAGGATAATTAGCATTGGCTCCATCACAACCTAATGTCGCGAAATAATTTTTCATTCTTTCACTAGTTATTTCATTAATATTTTTTAATACATCATCAATAATAACAATTTTCATACCATTTTGTAATTTATGATATGTAATTTTTGCATTATTATTAATAATAGGATTTATTGGAGGAAATGATTTACATATTGGCATCATCCTTGATTTTAAAACAACCGTTGAATTATCATAGAAATAAAAAGAAGAAAGAAATAATATAATGGATAAAACAATAAGTATATTATATTTATTCTCTGATATAAAATCTTTCATAATTATATTATTATTATGATTTTATAAAAAAAATTTTAACTCATCTGGTTATATCTGGGAGAGAAGTTTATATTTTTTAATATAATTTTATATCATTATATATTATTATTTATTATGGGAACAGTATTATCAATAGTTCAATCATATCAAGAAATACAACAACTAAATAAAATAAAAATAAAAAACAATATTAATGGGAACAGTATTATCAAGAATAAAAGAAAATCAGCATTTAAAAAAAATGAAAATGAAAGTGAAAGAGAATATAGAAAAAAACGGAGAAGAACTATCCCGTAAAAAGTCCTCTTGTTTAAAAATGCTTAGAAGAGATAGAAGAGCAGAAAAAATATATGCGGAAATACGACAAAGGGATGAAGAAGAGTTTTTATATGAAATATAATTTAAATAGAAATATTACAAATATATATGGAAGATGAAAGAATATTAATCAATAAATTAATGGATGAACTAGTAACATTAGATTATAATACTCATAATGATAATTATATAATAAAAATGTTACAAGATATAGGCTTAAAAAGATTAAATTGGGCCAGAGTGTTATGCCATTCTTCTATTGAAAATATGATGAAAAACCCAACAGATGGTAAAACATTTCCCTCCAAAAGTTTTGTTTATAAACCTTGTGATGGGATGGATCTATTTATAAAATTATGTGACAGCTTTTATTTACCTATCATATTCTTAAAATCAAATGATACTCACCCTGTTTATAACAAAAATATAACTCGTGATTATTTATATGTCTTTACTTCTAAAAGTACAGATAAATCAGTATTATATTTAGGTGAAGATATATTAACAAAATTACAAGAAAAAATTATAAATCAATATACAAAAAGAATAAGAAATGAAATAAATAATCTTAATATGAATTTATTAAAAATAGATAATAACAAAAGAGGATTAAAAGTAAAAAGTAAAATTGAATTGTATCATTCAGCAGAAAGATTAGATTCTATAAATTATTTTACTCATTCTGATAGAGATGAAGGTTTAAAAAACGTGATACAATATATATTTAAAAAATTTGAAGGTATTAGGATAAAGAAAGAATTTGAGAAACAAAGAAACGCATTAGAAGAAATGGTGGCGGCAGAAGAGATGGAAGACAAATAATTTATAATATATTATTTTTATATTATATATTATGGCTTCATTATTAGGAGAACCACATACTATGGTACATGGATTAAATACAAATATATATGGATACACAAATGCTAATAAATTAAAATTATGGGAAGAATCTTCTAGAAATATTACAGGTAAAAATTCATATCATGTTATTCATGGGGGTCCAAAAGAAGGAGCAGAAAAAATGGCTAGTCATAAATTAACATGTCATGTGCCTGAGAATATAATAGTAGTTATATTAGCACCACCAGATACAGTAATGTATGGTAATTCAAAAGATGATTTAGAAGTATTAACTTATGTAAAAAATCCAAATTGGATAAAAACTAGTTATGATGGTAGTAGTATTACTAATGATATAGATCCACCAAAAAAAGGTGTTGCTGCGGAGACTTCGGAGGTTCATCATCGTGAATGGCATGGGATACAACCAAATGAACCCACATATTTTAAATTATTTCAAGAACAATTAGATTGGGCGGATAAAAGAGATGAAAATTTTTTGGAAAGACTGACACTAGAAGGACAGATGGGTATATTAAATGGAGCTCAAATATTTTATCCGGGAGATGCTGTATATGATCAACATATGAACTTTGATGAAAAAAATGTAGGATTTGATTCATATTATTTAGAAAAACCTTATACTAAGCGTCATTGTTTAGATAGAGGGGGTAATATGAGAACACATAGAGAAATGTATTGGAGAGATGTGGTAGGCATGCTATCCGAAGCAAAATTTGGGTTTAAGGGTGGATATGATGAAATGATGGCGGCGTCGTTAGACGACGAGAGGAAAGTAGCAATATCGGAAGAATTTCATACGGAAGGTGGAAATTTACGAAAGCTTAGAGGAGATATTAAATGGAGTCCGAATACTCATCAAATGAGGGAAGCTGGCGAACTAGGAAAAGAACCAGAAACTTTTTCATTTGCTATGCCTTGTGAAGAATTTGGGAGAGACATACATGAAAGTATCAAGAAAAGGGCAGTAGGAGGACAAGTAACATATAATAATTTATGTGAGATAATGAAATTATGGTCGGCAGAAGCGAAAAAAACTGGTGGAACAGTTATACATTATTTAAACGCGTGTAGCCCAGTAATAACAAGTGAGGATTGGAAAGATTATGGAGGAAAAATGAGAAAGCATTATAATATGAGTGGTTTGATTTCAAGAAATCAAGTACGGAAAGATGTGTTAACATCACAAATATTAACAAGTCATAACGTATTAAGGGATGCGATATTTGAACTGGGTCGTGAAAATACAAAATATTTGAGATCGCATTGGATAGGTCATAAAGATATTCCTATACCAACTAAAGAGGATTTACCACGAATAGGACGTGGTGTTTTTAGATATATGAAAGAGGAACGACATGAATGGTATGTAAATGTGATGGGTTCATATTTTAAACAATTAAGAAGTTCAGATGCTTTGGGACATGAAGGCTTAAAAATATTATATAAGCAATCGGTTCGTTATGATACTTCAGGGATGATGAGAATGAAATTAAAAACAGCATTTGATAGTGCTAATAAAAATGAGGGAGGAAAAGATGGAACTTGGGAAACAGCAAATCCACATTGGAAAGAAGGAGAATATGGTCATTCACAAAAACCACATTGGGAAGATGATTGGATAGCGGCTCAAGAGTTCAAAAGGGATGGTCTTGGGTTCCGTTTCCATGGTGATATGGAAGATTATTATGGTTCTACAGGACAGAGTGGTGGCAATAATCTTGTGGATACAACTTGTAGAAATTTTGGAGTAGGACTTGGTTTAACAATAGAAATGGATAAGAATGGTTGGCATACGCATTTGAGGAATTGTCCCGATATGATATATAAGATTTATTTATATAATAATTATAATCCTTTTGGGGGTCCATTTTTTTCAAAAATTCAACAGGCTGTTTATAACCCAGAAGACAATGATTACAGTGCAAAGAGGGTGTTATCTGATGATGGACATGGAAATGAAGATTGGGAAACAGTTTTATTTCAATATCAAGACCTTGATGAATACGATAATACATATTATTTAGTAAGTGGTCCAGATGGTGGTGAGTATGGGAATGGTGGAGCGTATATGGAAGTGATGATGATTAATGATGAAGAAGTGGGGGAAAGAAGAATTGAGTTTAAGGGAAGTGAATTCGCAGATCCTGAGATGGTTGGTGGAAAACGAACTCGTAAAAAGAGAGGAGGTATGGAAGTAGGGG